AATAATTAAAATACAATAATTAAAATACAATAATTAAAATACTTTATAAATAAATAAAAACTTTACATATTATATAATGAACAATTTTATGAATATGTACTTCGGACCTCTAAATAAAGAGTGGTGTAATTATTTTCTTGTTTTGACAATAATTTCATTTGGGTTTTTAGTTTTTCTCGTGTTTACAGAAATACTTTATATTTTTAAAAATTTTAGAACCATAAACTTTAGGGCTATTATCAGTGGTGTAACATTGTTGATTAATTTATTTTTGGCATATATATTTAATCGTTTACTGTATACAATGTGTAATAAAAGTATAGTATAAATTTAGTTATCTTTATTATTGTCTTTATTTATTCCTTGAGTGGTATTAACAGGTTTTAAGAATTTATCTCTTATTGATACGTCATTAATATAATTATTTTCACCTAAATATGGATTAAATCCGATTTGTTGAACAAGATCTCGGTCAGCTATTTTAAAATCTAAATCTTCTCTCTTATTAGAAACTTTAAAACCATTTCCAGATAAAGATTGATTTAAAATATCCCAGGTATTTTCATCATGATTTAAAGATGTTGTATACGCAGATTGTTCTATTTCCTTTTTAAATTGTTCCCCTTCTTTTTGAGTGTTTTCTTTGAATATTCTTCTTGACCTTTCATAAGGTTCGCCTTTAGTCCATTTCCATTCCATATTAATAGTATATTTATTAAATACTATTAATAAACTAAATTAATCGTGTTTTACAATATTTAATTGTTTTGTAAATAAAAATTTTTCATCCGTTCTTCGCCTTCTTTTTAAATTACAATCTAAACAAGCTAAATGAAAGTTCTCTTTATTGTGACCTTTATCATTATCAATTCTATCTACAGACCATTGTTTCATTTCTCTGGTTATATCATATAAAACGGACATTTCACATTTACAATATCTACATTTTAATTCACATTCAATCATTTTATTAATTATACAATTAAAATCAATAAAGAGTTCATTATCCAATTTTTTTTTAATAATGTCTTGTTGTTTGTATCCAGAAATTTTTTTATTTATTTCTTGAATAGCTATTTTGGTAACTTCATTATCTAAATTATTTGATAAAATTTCATTGATAATTTTTAATTGATTGTCATAATTATAATAATCTTCTGAAAACAACCAATTTTTGGTAACTTCGCGTTTTTTTGGTTCTTTTTTCTCTCTTAACACCTTTTTAATCATGTATCTATTGTTGGTTCCAACAATATTAATTGTTTTTTGTTCATTAATATCTGTTTCATCCATATATTTATATGGTATATTTTATATAGATTATATAACCAATAAAATAATTAAATATTTATAAAACCAATATAAAATTTATTTAATAAATAAATATTTATAAAAACTGAGTTAAAAGTTACGACTGTATAATATATAAATGGAAGAAGATAATAAAAATACTGAAGAATGCCTTGAACTCAAAAATATTAAATATAAGACTATGTTGTTAAATGGTAATCCATTAAAAGAAACCAAGTCATCAAATGATTTATCTAACCTTGATAAATTTTTAGAGGACGAGAAAAACAACAATTTTATTGAACCTTGGTGTAAATTAAATAAAACTGTGAAAACCAAAAAATTAATGGATTTTGTTGAAATATATAAAACTGAACATGGGTTTAATGAAGAAGAAGAGAATGCTTTAAAAACATTTTTAAAAGATTGTCTTGATAGAAAAAAATTATTAAGAGTAAAAGACGTGATATATGACAAAAAAAATGGGTCTATTAAAGAGATACCTGCATTGGCTTACACAAAAGTAAATAAGCATTTTACTTTAAAAAATTTAGATAAACGCGTTTCAACATTAAAGTCTTTGGCAACTAAAAAGGGTCAGCATGGAAGTGTTAAAAATAAATTAACTAAAACTGAGAAATCGAACGAATCAGACTCCGATGATAATAATTAAATCAATATAAAAACTAAACTTCATGTATATATAATGTTTCAATATATACATGAATTAGAAGATCTACAGGATATTATGAATGAATTAGTATTTGAAGAAGAGCCATCTATATTTAACGAAGAAAATGCGTTAGATTTTATAGAAACTGCACTACATCTTATGGAAGAATATATGAATGAAAATCCGACAGCTATTTCCGAACCGGATTTTCACGAAAATCTTTTAGAAGAAATTAAAGAAATGTTTTATATTCAATTTGAAGAACATATTCTTGATAGTGACTATATAGAGGATGATATGAATGAAATAATTGAGGATGCGTTTAATATTTATATTACCACTTTTCATCCTGAAAGGTCGAATGAAGAAAATAATAATAACATTGAGATAAATGATGAATATATTGATATTATTGAAGAAAAAATAAATAGGTTACGCAAAATACCTCAACCTGTTCAAAGAACACCGGAATGGTATCAATTTAGATGGAATTTAATTACAGCAAGCAATGCTTGGAAAGCATTTGAAAGTCAGTCCACAATCAATCAGCTTATTTATGAAAAATGTCAACCAATTAAAAAAAATGATGATATGTGTGATGATGAAATAAAAATGGTAAACACAAATACGTCGCTGCATTGGGGTCAAAAATATGAACCATTATCTGTTTTAATATATGAGCATAAATATAATACAAAAGTTGAAGACTTTGGTTGTATTCAGCACTCAATGCATAAATTTGTAGGTGCGTCACCAGATGGCATTAATGTTGACAAAAATTGTGACCGTTATGGTCGTATGTTGGAGATTAAAAATGTCGTAAGTCGCGACATAAATGGGATACCCAAAAAAGAATATTGGGTTCAAATGCAGTTGCAAATGGAAGTATGTGATCTTGATGAATGTGATTTTTTAGAAACTAAATTTACAGAATACATTGATTACAATGCCTATAAAAATGACAAAATATCTTCTGAAAAAATGAAAGGTATTATTATTTATTTTCATACCAAAGAAGGCAAGCCTTTTTATGTATATAAACCATTAGATTTAGTTGAAGAACAAGGTATTACGAAATGGGAAGATGATATTCTCTCTTTGTATCAATCGGAAGAGTATAATTATACATATATGAAATTTATTTACTGGAAATTAGAAGTTCTAAGCTGTATACTTGTTTTGAGAAATCGTGATTGGTTTAAAAATAATATTCCACAATTAGAAAAAATATGGAAGATTATTGAAGAAGAGCGTGTAAGTGGTTATGAGCATAGGGCACCTGTAAAAAAACAAAAAAAGGAAGCTACAAAGCCTTTTGTAAATTCCAATACTGAAATACAAGGTTGTTTACTAAAATTTACTAAAATTATTAAAACAGATTAGTCTTCAAAATGTGAATTAATATAAAATATTAGGAACATCAGTTCTAAATGGTAATAAATTTTCATCTGTTGCAAAATAACCAACACGTGTTCCTGAATTTGGATTTATTGGCGGCAAAGGTTCAACAATATTCGATCCTAAATTTTTATCTTTATATAATGCGTAACAGAAATCAGCCGCAGTGCAACGTGCGTCATCCGGATTATCGGGATATCTAATATTATTAGTCATCTGTTTAAAAGAACCTACTTCAAAAATAGGATAGCGCCACCACATTTTACTACCAGATTCGTCAGAAACACTATTAATTCCAGTAATAGGATAAGTATCTTGAACTAATACATTGTTTTGAGCACACGGATAATCACCACTTGCTCCACCTAAAGTATAATTAGAAAAAGGTTCGATTTTATTCTTTAATGTTTCATTTATTTTAAAAAAAAGTGGTATTCCAATTGCCAATATTAAAATAAGGATTAAAAATACGTTTTGGTTCATATATATAATTTATATATTTTATAAAAATTATATATTAATCAATTTAAAACTATATTATAAATAATAATATAGATGGATAATACAAATGAAATGCGTGTAACCAAAAGAGACGGAAAATTGGAGGATATTGCGTTTGATAAAATATTAAATAGGATAAAAAAATTAGGGCAAGAAGCCAATATTCAAATAAATTATTCTTCATTAGCGATGAAGGTAATTGACCAACTTTATGACAAAATTGAGACAGCTAAAATTGACGAATTGGCAGCTGAGCAATGCGCCTCGCTATCAACAAATCATCCCGACTACGGCACTCTTGCCGCTCGAATTGTTGTTTCTAATCACCAGAAAAATACTGATCCTTACTATAATATGATTATAAATCGTCTTTATAATTTTAAAAATGTTCATGGTGAAGTAAAACCTCTAATTTCAAAAGAATTATTTGAATATTATGCTAATAACCAATGTGAAATTGATAATATGTTCGATTACAGCCGTGATTATTTAATTGATTATTTTGGGTTTAAAACATTGGAGCGTTCTTATCTTTTTAGAGTTGATAACAAGATTGTAGAAAGACCACAGCATATGTGGATGCGTGTTGCTATAGGAATTCACGGAGATTTAAACAATCCAAATAGTCTTTCATTGGTTAAAGAAACATATGACCTAATGTCACAGAAATATTTTACGCACGCAACACCGACGCTGTTTAATGCTGGCACTCCAAGACAGCAATTAAGCTCGTGTTATTTAATTGCTATGGAAGACGACAGTATTGAAGGTATATATAATACCCTTAAAGATTGCGCACAAATATCAAAATATTCAGGAGGAATTGGATTACATATTCATAATATTCGTGCTAAAGATTCACATATTCAAGGAACAAATGGTAAAACAGATGGATTAGTGCCAATGCTTCGAGTTTTCAATAGCACAGCGCGATATGTGAATCAAAGTGGTAAGCGCAATGGATCTTTCGCGATTTATTTGGAACCATGGCATCCAGACATCGACGATTTTTTGGAATTGAAAAAGAACCATGGTGACGAAGAGTTAAAAGCACGTGATCTCTTTTATGCTCTATGGATTTCTGATTTATTTATGGAGCGCGTCAAAAACAACGCAAAATGGTCACTATTTTGTCCTCATGAGTGTCCTGGTCTTTCCGATGTATATGGTGAAAAATTTGTAGAGCTTTATGAGAAATATGAAGTAGATGGTAAGGCGCGAAAAATTGTAAATGCGCGTGATTTATGGTTTAAAATTTTGGATGCACAAATGGAAACTGGCACGCCATATATTTTATTTAAAGACGCAGCAAATAAGAAGTCAAATCAGAAAAATCTTGGCACAATTAAAAGTTCAAATTTATGTACTGAAATACTGGAATACTCAGACGATAAAGAGACGGCAGTGTGTAATTTGGCATCTATAGGGCTGCCATCATTTGTAAACGCGGAGACCAAAAAATTTGATTATGATAAACTTCATGAGGTTACAAAAGTTGTGACAACCAATTTAAATCGTGTTATAGATATTAATTTTTATCCGACAGAAAAAACCAGGGTTAGTAATTTTAAACATAGACCTATTGGGATAGGTGTTCAAGGACTTGCTGATACATTTGTTTTAATGGATATTCCATTTCATTCGGAAGAAGCCAAAGAAGTAAATAAATTAATATTTGAAACAATTTATCATGCTTGTTTAGAGAGAAGTAATGAAATATCAAAAATAAACGGACCATATAGTTCGTTTGAAGGATCACCAGCTTCAAAAGGTATTCTTCAATTTGATATGTGGAGTAATTTTTCGGGTGTTTCGAACAGATATGATTGGGATAAACTTAAAAAATCTATTATAGAAAATGGAATAAGAAATTCTTTGTTGATTGCTCCGATGCCAACAGCGTCTACATCGCAAATTTTGGGGTTTAATGAATGTTTTGAGCCATTTACAAGTAATTTATATAGTAGACGCACACTTGCAGGAGAATTTGTAGTGATAAATAAATATTTGATGAATGAGCTTATAAAAATAGGTTTCTGGAATGAACAAATAAAAAATAATATTATTGCCAATAAAGGTTCAATTCAGCAATTGACAATTTTACCAGAGAGCATTAGAAATAAATATAAGATTGTATGGGAGATCCCTATGAAACATGTTATTGATATGGCGACAGATCGTGGTGCTTTTATTTGTCAAAGTCAAAGTTTAAATTTATGGGTAGAAGATCCTAATTATAATACATTAACCTCTATGCACTTTTATTCTTGGAAACAAGGATTAAAAACAGGAATTTATTATTTAAGACGCAAGGCAAAGCATCAAGCACAGCAATTTACAATTGAACCAGAAACAAAAGAAAAAAATGATGAACACGATGAAATTTGTGAAATGTGTTCAGCATAATTTATTTTTGTTTTTATTTATTTATTTTTGTTTATTTATTTATAAATAATCCTTTATCATTTGTTTTACTTGCTCGCTATGCTCTACGACATCTGTATCATATTTCATTTTTATAAAACATCTCAAACAAACAATTACATCATTTAATGAATTGTGTAAATTTTTTGGGGTTACCTTGAATAATTTTTCATATAGTTCTATTAATTTTGGAAATTTTATATAAGTTTTTCCAAATTTATCCTTTGCTTCAATATTACATAAGTTAATGCTGTCTTGCATTGTGCAATAAATTTTTCTTGAACTATCAAGTGATCTTAAAAATCCTTGTAGTTTTTCAGTTTGATCGGTCTCTAACAAAAGCCTATTGACTTCAACCTTTACCATATTTAAGTCAAAAGCAACATTATGTCCTACTACGTTGTCCACAAAATCAAAATCCTCAAAGAATTCTTCAAGAACACCCTGTATATTTACACCTTTTGCCGCTGCTATATCATTGGTGATGCCGTGGATATTTGAATTTTCTTCTGTAATTACAACAGTATCTGGTATTTTTATTATAAAATCTCTAACCTTGATGACTGAGTTTGATGTTGTGTCAAATATTATATAACTAAACTGAACTACGTGAGGCCATAAATGTAAATTGCTCGGATTAATAAACTTGGATTTGGATAAACCAGTTGTTTCGCTGTCAAAAACTAAGATGTGCATTTTATTTAATTTGATAATAAGATTTTAAGTTATTTATTTATATGTCTTTTACTCATTTAAAAATAACATTATTTAGTTTCAATTTTATTTATTTTAAATAATTAATTCAAAACAAGTATTTTATAAAATATTAATTTTGAGAAATTTTTCAAAATATTAAAATTGTAGGAAGATATAAACTAAACGTAATTTTTACAAATTCCAAAGCTGCGTCTATGCCAAATTGTAATACCGTGTTCTTTTATTCCATCTAAATGTTTTTTGGCACCGTATCCTTTATTTGAATCAATAGCATAATATTCAGATAATGTAGGATTTTGTTGACACAAGTCGTTGATATATTTATCTCTTTCTACTTTTGCCAAAATAGAGGCAGCGGCAATAGCAGTATATTTATTATCACCTCCTTCAATACAAACATGAGGTATAGATTCTATTTTAGAATTAGTTTTATTTAAAATAGTAATAGTATTAAAGTAATTCCCATCAATTAATAATTGAATACCGTAATTGTTATTATTAATTTCCTTCATTTTATGAATTATTTGTTTTCTTGTTTCTAAAATTGATGTATGCATAGATTTTTGAGTAGCCTGTAAAATGTTGATTTCATCAATTACCTTTTCATCTTCAAAACTTACATACCAAGATGTAGCGTGTTTTTTTATATATTCTGCAACATCTTCAATCTTTTTTTTTGAATGGAATTTTTTACTATCTTTCATTAGTGAGTGATCAAAAGTATCATCTTTAGGTAAAATAACAGCTGCTGTATAAACTCTACCAAAAAGTGGACCTCTTCCAGCCTCGTCTACTCCGATTTCAAATATATTAGCATCTTCTTTATAAAATTTTTGAAGAGGTTGCTGAACTTTTCTGGTTTTTTTTGTTAAAATGACCTCTTCTTTATCCGAATCGGAATCATCAATAATACTTGCACTTACGTAATCAGTTTTCATCGTCTATAATATACTTGTTAAATATTTATATTTAATAATTTTAATTCAATTTTAATATAATATAGTTTTAAACTTTTTTCACTATATAAATTATACAATGAACACTGAAGCATTATTTCTTTTCTTAATTTTATTATTAGGGTTAATTTTATGTTCTTTTTTAGGAGGTAATTCTTATTTTGAAAGTTTTAAACAAAATACTAATAGCTCAACTAATTCAGGTACTTCATCTAATTCTAATACTTCATCTAATTCTAATACTTCATCTACATCCACTTCTAACATTTTTGATAATTATTATAACCATTTTACAAATTCTGGATCAACATCGCAACTTCAAACTGGCACAGTATTTACTGATCAAAATGGTAATACTGTTACTGTTATTGTTAATAGTGATGGCACTCAAAGTCTTAAATTAATTCAAATAGGTCAACCTATTATAATATTAACAACAACACCTCCGTCAGGAACAACAGCAACTGTCAATACATATTATGCACAAGGACCTCTTAAAATGACAGCAACTGTTTTTAAAGGAAACGATGGACAAACAGCTATAAAATTTCAATTAGCAGGTGGTCAAACTATATATTTTAAACAAAGTGGTGATGGAACTAATATAACTGGAAATGTATCATCAACTCAATATTATGGAAGCACAGGATCCCCTTATCAAACTGGCGCTTCAGCCACATCATATACTGGACCTTATGGTGGCAGTGCTGGTTCTGTAACAGGACCTGGTGGTAACAGTGCTTATTATGCTCAGGGACCTGGTGGTAACACGGTTACTGGAAATAATTATTCTTCCAATGGAACATCATCAAGTCAATATTATGGACCTTATGGTGGTAGTGCTGGTTCTGTAACAGGACCTGGTGGTAACACTGCTTATTATGCTCAGGGACCCAATGGTAATACGGCAGCAGGAAGTAATTATGATTATTCGAACAGTCTGCCTCCTGGTATTCCTGCAAGTCAAATACCGGATGGTCAAGAAGATTTATATATTTTGAAATCGCAAGTGGTTCCACCAGTATGTCCAATTTGTCCATCATGCTCTTTAAGTAGTTCTTCGTCTAATAATAATAATCCGGATAATGCGGAAAAGTGTCCTCCTTGTCCAGCGTGTGCAAGATGTCCAGAGCCATCATTTGAATGTAAAAAAGTTCCAAACTATAATGCTACGACAAGTAGTTATTTGCCTCAACCAGTAATAAATAGTTTTAGTTCTTTTGGTATGTAATTTAAAAAAAAATATTGCGATTTTATATAAATGGTTCAAACTCGTCGTGCTGGATTGTCAAAAAGACAAGCTTATCGTTCTCGCGTTAAAACATCACAATGTCGTGGAAAAACATGGAATAAATGTAAAAGACGTGATGGATGTAAAACTACTAAAGTGGGTAGAAAGAAATCATATTGTCGCAAAAAAAGTAATAGAAGACTATAAATACATTTAGCACAAACGAATATTTAAATATTTTATTGAATATTTAAATATTTTTTATTTTGGAATAAAATTGTAAAATATACTTAATCTCGTGTTTTAATACACTTTTTATCCATTTGAAAAGTCTTGGTTTTGTCTTCTTGTGGAACAATACTAATTATACATTTAGACTTCTTGCCGTATAAGGGTTCGGTACATCCTTTTTCCTTCTTTCGTCTTGTTTTAGATTTTTTAAAATTAAATATCTTGGGGTTTTCATCAGTGCATCTTGACCTAAAATGCTCGTATCTTTCTCTTACCTCACAATAACTTAAGTTAGATTTTTTATTTAACATTTTATTCACAGTTTCGTGTAATTCATAAACGTATCGAGAGAATGTTTCTCTATTTTTCATATCACACATTTGAATTGGTTTTTTCTTAAGATTATTAGTTAAATTTATTCGGCAATATTTACAAGGCAACACATATTGAAGATTTATTATATAATTTTTGTAATTTTTTTTGTCTTGAGGAGTTGGGTTTACTGGATAATTAAAACTCATCGTGTGTAGAAAATGCCATTGAGCTGGTCCCCAAACAGTTGTGAGCATTCCGTCGCCAGAATTATAATCTTTTTTAGAAAATACCCTTTTTGTTTTGTTATGAGTATTTATATTTTTACGCTTATTAGTCATTATTATAATATAAGTATAAAAAAATAATATTATATAAAATATATGGATTCAAATACCCCATTTAATTTAATGATTTTTACAGAATCGACTAAAAAAATATGTTCATGTTCAGCTATATCAATATTCTTAATTATTCTTTTTATTATAAGTCCATTAAGTAATTTTTTAGTAACATCTTCATTAATGAAAATAATAATCTTAATTATTTTGGCATATACAATTTATTTAAATATAAACCAAACTAACTCTTTAAGAGTAGCAAAAGAAATGGTAAAATCAGAGAATATAAACGCACAATTACAGATAAATATTATTTGTAGTTATATTTTTACTTTATTTTTAGGACTATTGTGTATTTTTGTTATAAAAAGTTTTTTCTAATTTAGCCAAAGGTTTTTGATTGACCAAAGGTTTTTGATTGACCAAAGGTTTTTCATTGACCAAAGGTTTTTTAATACTTAATATTTTTTCATAATACAATTTATCATTTTTAAAATCATATTTATTAATTTCAATAAATTTTCCATCTACTGTTCTAAATAACATTTAAATAAAAACCTATTAAATCTTTATATTGTATTCGTTAAAACATATTGATAATTTCTTCTTGAATATATATAAATGAGTAGCAGAATTATGCCTTTAGGCAGTGAACCATCAGGGATTTTATCAAAAATTACAGGAATGGTAACTAATTTAAGTTATACGACAATTACAATCATAATAGCAGTGATTATTTTTGGCTTAGTTTTTTATTATTATTATACTAACTATATTGCGCCTACTTTAAAACCAACTTATAATGCGAATAATGAAAATTCAAATTCTTCAAATAGTCGTAGTAAAGAAGCCGAACTATTGTTATTTTATGTAGATTGGTGTCCACACTGTAAAACAGCCAAACCGGCATGGGAAGAAATTAAAGCTCAATATGAGAATAAAACAATAAACGGTTATAAGGTAATTTTTACAGAAATTAACTGCACAGAAGAAACCGCAGAAGTTGAGCAAATGATGAATAAATATAATATTGAGGGATTTCCTACAATTAAATTATTAAAGGATGGTCAAGTTGTAGAATATGACGCAAAACCAACAAAGTCAACATTAGATCAATTTTTAAACACCGTTCTCTAATTTAGAAAGAAATGATATAGCATCATTTTTTCCATCATTAAACAATTGTTTTCTAATTTCAATGTCACCAAGTGAGTTTTTTAAATTATCAACCGTCATTTTATCTGTTTTACATAAAAATTCATATTTGATTACAGGTTGTAAATTATCAGTATTTAAACTGTAGATAACTTTAAAAAAAAAGCACATAAAGAAATCTAAAAGTGTGGACTCAGAATTAATATTACTTTTTTTTTCACTGTCATATTGATTTTTAAACCCTAATATTTCATCAATATTTTTTCCAGCATCAATACACATTTTTAATGGATAATTACAAACAATTCCGCCGTCAATATAATACTTATCATCTAAACATACAGGTGTTAAAAAAAAAGGCAAACAACAGGTCATTTGAATAGCAATAAGAAGTTGTAGTTTAGGATGTGTTAAATAGGATATATCATCAATTTTAAATTCATTCACTTCAAATGAAAAAAAATGCAAATCAATATTAGAATATTTATAAAAATCTTCTAATGTAATATCTAATGGAATATCTTTTGCATCAAGCAATGGTTTAAAAATTTTTTCCACAGTTTTATAATCAAAGATCCCTTTTTTGGTATATGTTTCAAGTATATTTTCAACTTTAATTTTAAATACATCCTTCCAAGGTCGTTTAATAATATAATCATAAATTGTTTCCCAATCATATTTCAAACAAATTAAAACTCCCACAATAGCTCCTGCTGATGTTCCATAAATGCTTTCGATGTCTTTTAAATCAATAAATTTGTTTTCTTCTAAATGCTTAATAGCTCCTAATAATTGTATCATTAGTTGACCTCCTCCTGATAAAACTAAATGTTTAATTGTCATTATATTAATTAATTAAATTCATTTTAATAACTTTTTTTCTAAAATGAATTTAAATGGCAAATATATTTACTCTAGAAAATGTAACTGACTTTTCAGAAAAGTTAAATATCGATGAATTATATGAAAAAAAACGTCAATATGATTTAACACAATTAGCTTTATTTAATAAAATTTTAAATCGTATTCATATTAGAATTAAAACAATATCACGTCAAAGCAAGGATGAACAATTTTGTTGGTTTGTAGTTCCAGAAATGATTATTGGTGTGCCAAAATATGACCATGCCGCATGTATAGCTTATATAATTGACAAACTAAAAACAAATGGTTTTAATGTGCGTTATACACATCCAAACGCACTTTTTATTTCTTGGAACCATTTTGTGCCATCATATGTAAGAACAGAATTAAAGAAAAAAACAGGTATCGTAATAAATGAATATGGAGAAAAAATAGATGAAACAATTGAAGACAACAAAATATCATATGAGACAAAAGATCCGAATAATTTTATGTTTAACACAAAAGAACAATCAACTCAAATAAAACAACAAAAGAAAAATTATACACCAATCAATAGTTATAGACCTTCAGGAAATTTAGTTTATGAAGAGAAACTATTAAGTAAAATAGAGGACAAGGCTCTTTAGGTATTTCTATTGTTTATATTATTTTAGCTAATATAAATAATTTTTATTATAATATTTATATATATGACTTTAACAAAAAAAACCAAAAAAACAAAAAGAAATAAAACAAAAAAACACATTAAAACAGAAAATAGACTTGTTGTAAAAAAATCAAATGATAAATGTGTTAAATTTGCTAATTCATACAATACATTTGAAGACAAATTTGAATTAGTATTTGGAGATGTAGTCAACTCAAAATATTTTAATTTAGAAAAATTGGTCTTAGCTGATTTAAAAAAAGCTGTTAGTCCGTCTAATTACAAACCTAATCAAGATTATTATTCATATGTTAATGAAAGATGGATCAGAGATACAAAAGTAGATGATTCGCAAAAATATATAGTTCAAGTTGATAATTTTAGATTAGTACAAGATAAGGTTTATAAAGAACTGCTTGAAATTGTTAAAAAATATATATCAACGGACAAATCAAGACAGGCGAAGGAAATAAAAAATTTATATAAATCGTTATTAAGACTGAATACTGACCAACAATCAAGAAATTATGCTAACATGCGATTACAAATGATAGATGAATATAGAAAAGATAAGGGTAATTTATGGGAAATATTGGGAATGTCAAATCAGAATGAAATAATATCATGGGGATCACCATTTCAATGGACAATAAGTGCTGATGAAAAGGAACCACAGGTTTTTAGATGTTATGTTGATGGTCCTCAATTATCGTTAATTGATTTTAAAATATATATAGATGATGGAACTGATGTTGAGTATAAGACAAAATATAGAAAGGCGTATTTTCATTATTTACGTGTATTATTTGAAAATGCATTTGGCAAAAATCATGGTTTTAACGTTGAAGATATATTCCAAGTTGAAATTAAATTTATTACTGCAATGTTATTATGTGATGCTACAAAAACGGATAAGATATCTCGTTATAATAAAATCACTACACATGAGGCACTAAGTAAATATAAATTTGATTGGAAACAATTTTCAAAAACTTTAGGATTTGAAAAAACACCTGATTTTTTTATTACGTCAAGTTTAGATTATTTAAAGTGTGGAACAGAATTATTATTAAATGAATGGGATACTGATATGTTTAGAACTTATTGGATATATATTTTTATTAGACAACAACAAAGATGGAACCATAAAGGATTAATTAATAACTATAATTTTCATGAAAAATTTGTAAGAGGTCAAGATGATCCAGTTATTCTTCAATTATATCCAATTTATAGTCTGGGATATGCCTTTAATACATTTTTATCAAATTCATATGTTGAAGAATATCAAAATGAACAACGTATAAACTATGTTAAAACGCTTGCCGAGGATTTGAAAACGGTTTTTATTAGAATTATTAAACGTAATAAATGGTTGGAGCCAAAAACAAAAGCAAAAGCTTTGGAAAAATTATATAAATTTTCTTTAACAATTGGTTCTCCCAAAGTTTTGAGAGAAGACCCAATGTTAAAATATTCGAATAATGATGCTTGGGGAAATATGATAAAAATGAGTAAATGGCGTCATGATAAAGCGGTTAAATTAGAAGGAAAGGGATTAGTAGATATACCAGTTGTAGATTGGGCACAATCTCCTCCAAAATTCGTAGGAACACAAGCATATATAGTGAACGCAATGTATTTTCCTAATAAAAATGGTATATATATTCCTTTAGGATATATTCAACCTCCATTTGTTGATTTAGAAGAGCGAGGAATAGAGTATAATTTAGCATATATTGGTTATACATTAGGTCACGAAATGTCGCATTCGTTAGATGATTGGGGAAGTCAATATGACGCATATGGAAAATTAGAAAATTGGTGGACAGAAAAAGATAAGAAGAAATTTAAGGCAATTCAAGATGATGTGATTAAACAATATGAAACATTTGCGGCATATGATGGAATAAAATTTGATGCGGCGCCGAGTATTGGTGAAGATTTAGCAGATATTTCGGGATTAACAATTTGTAGAGAGTATTTAAGAGATTTTCAGATTAAGAATGATGATATATTACCAATTAAAAAATTATCTTTTGAAGCTTTTTTTATATATTTTGCTATTGAACAAAGACAAAAAATTTCAAAGAGGGCTATAGATGCTCAATTAAAAACAAACCCTCATCCTTTAGATAAATATAGAACAAATGTTCCATTATCTAGATTAGAAATATTTAGGACAATGTATGATGTTAAAAAAGGGGATAAAATGTGGTGGCATTCAACAAACAGAATTTGGGAATAATTTAGAATTTTTAAAATTTAAAATAAATTTTTAAAATTTAGAAAATTTTTTATATTTCATATATATATAAATGGGAAAAACTCGTAGTCGTAGAGGTCGCAGAAGTAGTCGCAGAAGCATGGGAATGTCAAGTGGTCGCGGTATGTCTCAAAAAAAAGCTATACAGCTTGGTAAATCTATAGGCAAGGCGGTAGGTAAGTCTATAGGTAAAGGTCTTGGCCTTGGCGTCGGAAAAGGCGTCGGAATGGGCAAAGGTTTAGGTCTTGGTAAGGGTTTAGGACTTGGTAAGGGTTTAGGACTTGGTAAAGGCGTCGGAATGGGCAAGGGTGTTGGTCTTGGCAAAGGTTTAGGAAAAGGCGTCGGTGTTGGTCTTGGCAAAGGAATTGGTTTAGGCTTGGGATTGGGCAAGGCTTAAATTTCGCGTTTATTAATAAACCTAATAAACCTAATAAACCTAATAAATTAATTTTTAATTAAAATTAAAATATATATAATTATAATATTATATAATTATATATAAATGAAATCAAAGCGTAACAGTAGAAGAAAACATTCAAAAACCAAGAGAAAATGGGTTACAGCAGTTCAAGCAGCTGAAAGAACTTTGAAAAAAACCAAATCTTTATCTAAGGCCAGAGCGGCATTGAAAATACAAGCTTTTCAAAATGCTCGTAAATTATTTGGTTCTATTGGAGAGGGACTATAATTCATTTAAAATATATTATGTATTTTTAAATGAATGAATAAATGAATATAATTTTACACAATTGGATTAATTGGATTTATTGGATTTATTGGATTTATTGGTTTATTTTTAGTATCAAAAGGAATATTTGTTAAATCACTTGTTCCAATATTTGAGCTATTTAATGGTGCTGATGTTGATGATAAATCGCTATTTATTGATAAAGATGATGAAACTGTAGGTGTTGATGATAAATCAGTTGTTGTTAAAGATGGTGTAGTTGATGATGGTATAGAAGTTGATGATGGTATAGAAGTTGATGATGGTATAGA